GGCGCGGGGCGCAAGAATCAGGACCCCGAACAGGGCGCTGTCGCCGTCCGGGTCTTCTCCGGTGTTCTCCCCGAAGAAGAGCCAGGGCGGATCTTCATGGCCGTTGACCCCGCATGGGGCGGCGGTGACTTTGTGGCTTCTCCTGTCTGTGTGCAGTATGACCAGGATGTCTATGTCGTTGATGTCGTGTATTCGAATCTGGATAAGCGAAGGACACAGCCCATGATCGTGGAGAAATGTGCAAAGTGGGGCGTTACATCCGTGCAGGTGGAAGCGAACCGTGTACAGCGTGAGTATGCCGAAGGACTCAGCGAGTGCGCATCACTGTCCGGTGTCCGTGTTTCGGTCACCACAAAACCGGCATCCACAACCGTCGGCAAGGAACAGCGCATCTTTGACAAGGCACCCGACATCAAGACTCATTTCATCTTCCTTGAGGATGGCAAAAGAACACGGGAATATGCGCTGTTCATGGCAAACGTGTTCTCCTTCAAGATCTCCGGCAAGAACAAACACGATGACGCGCCCGACTCGCTTGCACAGGCGGCCGATATGGCATTTTCTTCCAAAGACTTTTCTCCTAAGGTCTTCCGCAGGTTCTTCTGAGAGGGTGGCATAAAAAATGTACACAAAAGCTTTGCTTAAAGGCATTCTCAATGGTATGTGTTAGGAGAGGAATACTATGGCAAACACACCGAACAACAATAACGATTTCGCAAGACAGCCTTACACCGGCAGACGGGTGATCTATACAGCCGCTTCTGCTATCACAGCCGACAATATTCTTGAGGTGCTGCAGGAAGCTATAAATGTCCATGGTCTGAATGAAGCGGAAATTGATTATTTGTGGAAATACTACAAAGGCAATCAGCCGATTCTTTCCAGAGTCAAGAACGTCAATTCCGAAATCACAAACAGGATTGTGGAAAACCACGCTTACGAAATCGTGACTTTCAAAAACGGATATCTTCTGGGTTCGCCGATCCAGTACGTGTCCAGGGGAGACGGACATGACAAGGAAATCTCATTGCTGAACCGTTATGTGGAAGGCGAAGAAAAGCCGTCCAAGGACGTGAAGCTTGGCGTGTGGATGCATGTCTGCGGAACATCTTACCGAATGGCACTGCCGGATCTTGAAGACGCAGACGAAGCGCCGTTTGAAACATATGTTCTGGACCCGCGTCATACGTTTGTGGTGTACTCGCTTGATGTGGCGCATGAACCGCTCCTTGCGGCTACGGTCGTTGAGAACGATGCTCATCAGAAGGTTTATTCCTGCTATTCGAAAAACATGTTCTGGAAGATCATTGACGGCGAGATTGTCGAATCAAGACCTACGCTTCTCAGAGATCTTCCGATCATTGAATACCCGCTCAACCCAGAACGAATGGGAGCATTCGAACGAGTCCTTCCTCTGCTTGATGCGATTAACCAGACCGCATCCGACAGACAGGACGGTCTTGATCAGTTCGTACAGGCTCTGCTTGTGTTCAAGAATGTGGATCTCACCACAGACCAGTTCAATGAGATCCGCGAACTGGGCGGTCTGAAGATCTCCGATATTTCACCGGACCGTAAAGCAGACGTGAATTACATTACAAACGAACTGAATCAGACACAGACCCAGACACTGATTGACCATGAATACAACACAGTCCTCAGAATCTGCGGTATTCCGAACCGGAACATGCAGAATGGCGGTACGTCGGATAACGGTGTGGCTGTGGAACTGAGGGACGGATGGTCTGCTGCCGAAACACATGCCAAGGCAACAGAGCTGATGTTCAAGGAATCTGAGAAACGGTTCTTAAAACTGATCCTCAGTATCTGCAACAGAGTTCCTGGCATGCTGAAGCTGAATCCCAGTGATGTGGATATCCGATTCACACGAAGAAACTACGACAACATTCTTACCAAGTCTCAGACACTGATCACGATGCTCAGTAATCCGATGATTCACCCGCGTCTGGCATTCGAACACAGCGGAATGTTCATTGATCCCGAACTGGCTTACCAGGAATCAATGAAGTGGTATGAAGAGAACAAAACAGAAACAGAAGAGGTGACCGATGCCGACAATAGCGAAGGATCTGGAAATAATCCGAACGATAGACAGGATACTGTACGAACACAGGAATCCGGTAGAACTGAAAATTGAATCCGGCAAGGTCGTGATCATCGAACTGACCAGAAAGATGCGATACAGAGAAGGGGATCAGAGAGGATCCACTGCATAAGTTATGGCTGATCTGTATCTTGGTGAATTTGATGAAATTCATCGGCCTTATCTGCCGGAAGGTGAAGCACAGAAGCTTGCCGACTATGTGATTTACAACTGCACCGAAGATGAAGCAGTGGAAACCATTCTGAATCTGATGGTGCTTGCTTATATCCGTGGCAGACGGAAGGCAGCTGATGATCTGCTTCTTGACTATATTTTCTGGCATTCTGAGATCTACGAAAACACTGTGCGGATGGCGGACGTGATTGAGAAACGGTTTGACGGTCTGAACATTGAGGACCGTATCCGCGAGTACTACCAGGAGACTGAAGTCAAACGGATGGCTGTGGTGATTGACACGGAATATCACCGTGATCATCAGACCGGCGGTATGGATATGGCTGAGACATACGAACGGGAAACGGGTCATTCAGCTGTCAAGACATGGCACACCATGCTTGATGACAGAGTCCGTGATACCCACGACTACTTAGAGGGCATGTCAGTGCCGATCAATACGCGCTTTTATACCTATGACGGTGACAGCGCACTTGAACCAGGGGGTTTTGAAAATCCGGCAAATAACGTTAACTGCCGGTGCTTCTTAACATATAACAGACAGGGAAGTCTCTAAAACGCATCAGACAGGGAAGTCTTAAAAACGCGAGGAGAAACATGGAAGAGACAACAAAACAGGAAGCTGTTGAAACGACAGAAACCGAAACTGAAACAGAGATCAGTGACACATCGGAAATTGCAAAGCTGAAAAAGCTTCTTTCTCAGAGGAATTCCGAAATTGCGAATTTCAAGAAGCAGATCCGAAGGCAAAAGGTATAGACGGCGCCGAAAAAGTAGCTCCGTATGTCAGAGGCGGTCAGTATCAGGTCAGGCTCCAGAGAGAGCTGAAGCTGAACGGTCGGAAGAACTTGAAACTCTCCGGTCCAAACTGCAGAAGCTTGAACATGAGAAATCCGTTTCCGACAACGCCGCTGAATTCGTAAAGATCGGATTTGGTGTCGAAGATGCAAAGGCCGCAGCCAATGATCTGGTGAACGGCAATATGCAGAAAGTATTTGTAAGACTGCATTCTTTCGTGGAGACGCTGAAAGAGAAAGCTGTATCTGATGCGATGAAGGACACACCCAGACCCGAATCCGGCGTGGGAGTCAAGACAATGACAAAGGATGAATTCCGCAAGATGTCTGTCGAAGAAAGATACAAATATTCGATTGAGCATCCCGAAGAGTACAAGGAAATTTATGGAGGAAAATAAAAATGCCTATTACAGCAGGAAATAAGCCGTATGCAAATTACGTTCTTGCCAATGAAGTTGAAGACCAGTTCCTTTCCCATATCGATCATGCACGTTTTTGCACGGTAGATACAAGTCTCGAAGGAACACCTGGTATGACCAAGACGATCCGCAAGTATTTCGGAAAGACCACTAAGGTTGAGAGTAACGCTGAAGTTACAAATAAAGATGAGAACGCAACTGAAATTCTGAATCTCAAAGCCGGTAATACCAAGTGGATCGAAATGGACTACAGCGATTCGAGTTACACAGTCCTCACGGCTCAGAATACCGGTGTCTGGTATGACGAGGAACAGATGAAGGATCCCTATGTAGGTCTGGTAATTGCTCAGAAAGCCGGTACTGATCTGTTTAACAAGATGAATGCTGACATTATGGGTGAGTTCGCGAACGCAACACTGACACAGGCTGTTACATCTTCCGCATTCTTTAATGCAATCGTTGATGCACAGGCAAAGCTGAACTACGAAGATAATGACGCGGGCGCACCGGAGACATTCCTGCTTGCTAATCCCAAGTCTGTAGCGGCACTGAGAAAAGCAGCGAATTCCGATCTCAAGTACGT